CGAGAACTTTCGAGGTAGATGTTGTTGAGGAAGGTTGTGAGAAAGCCTCCTGACGGCTGATGGAAATCGAGCAGATAAATGTAGCGTCCAATTTGATAGACGGAGTGGTAGTTAGAACAGATGTAAGTGGTACGAGCCAGCTTGATCGCTGGGTCTTCGTTCTTTGGATACCATTCATTTATTGCTTGGGCAATCCATTGCGCAATGCACCATAATTGATGTCGGTCGAAACCTTTTTCATCATGGGCAATGCGATTGTTGCCATCTGAGGCCTTCATGAGGCAGGTGAGAACACCATCTTCGGGAGTGAGTCCGATTGAACCGGAAACTTTACCAGGGAATCGTTGGCGTGCACAGAGAGTTGCTTGAACAAAGTCTCCGCACAGAATGCGTCCAACGAGAACATGGTCGAGCGGGCCGGCAAAGTAGAGGCGTGTTTTTGAAGCGGCATACTTTTCCAGGTCCACACACTCATCCTTGAGTTGTTCTGTGAAGAACCAATCAGGGCATCTGCCAGTTTTGAGAATATCGATGTCGCGATGAACGGCTTCGAGTATCTCGGGTCGGGGGGCAGGGTGGTCACGAGAGCCCAGCCAGGTACCTTTGTTGGTGGGCTTACCTTCAGCAGCAGCCATGGAGTTCCATGGCTCGCCACCAGAGGCAGTGTGGTCAACTGAGGTCAAAGCACCTTTTCCGTAAGCAGCTTCTTCAAACGTGAGAATGCCTCTGTGTGGATGTCGCGGAACGACATTGACAGAAGCTCTTGCACATTCCAGCATCAACTTGTGATTGATGTTTGGCTCCTTTGGGCGAATCATCCTTGCATGGGCAAGGTAGAGAGGGTCTTCGCCAGAGGGTGAAGCATGTCTGCTTAATGGAGCGGGGCATGTAGTTGGGGTGAAGGGAAGCTCGTGACTGAGCTTGCTCGGAACGAGGCGTGTAGTACACGTTCGGTGAAGATTCTTGGCAGCAATTCCGAGCAGAATTGCTGGGGGGGGGACGACGGGGTCTCGTAAGTCTTCAACATGTTTCTTGAGAGCAGCGAGATTTTCCTCACGATGAGGATTATCCAGCGCGAATGAAGGTTCGAAATCAATGTTGCAGTTAACGAGGACTTGGGTATCGTTAGGGACAGAGGTCTCGACTTCGATGATGGGGAGCTCAGAGATAGGCTTAAGAGGTCCTTGAGGGACAGCCTGAACTGGGAGCTCTTCATCGTCGTCGAATTCAAAGTCGTCCCACATCGTATAAATCATTTCTTGGGTAAGGATGTTGGCATAACCAATTGATCCTGTACCCGCAATATGAATTCCAAGGATGCAGCGGGGGCCGAGAATTTTCGTATCGGTAGTGTAGAGAGAGCCGCAGTCACCAAAGTTTGTTTCGATATCAACAGGGTAGCAGAGAGAAGTAAAGGACTTGTTCCGCATGATGTCGGGATGGGACCAAACTTGGTAAACCGGGGCGTTGGAGGTGGGGGCCATGATCTCGCGAGTGGGAGAATGGAGAGATGTAAGCCACAAAGTAACCTTTGTATGGATCATTGGTACGTCTTGGCGCTTGATGAAGCGAGGAACGATGTTCG